CCTGATAATATATTAAATAACTGGCGTGTTACAAAAACATGTTTAAGATTAGGTAGTAGAATTATAGGTAAGTGTATGATGGGTTCAACATCAAACGCTTTAGATAAAGGAGGCGATAACTTTAAAAAATTATACAATGCATCAGATGTCACTAAACGAAATAGAAACGGTCAAACAAAATCTGGTTTATACTCTTTGTTTATCCCAATGGAATGGAACTACGAAGGATTTATTGATGAGCACGGAATTCCAGTTTTCACTACTCCTGATATCGACGTGTTCGCCCCAGACGGTGAACTAATAGATGTAGGCGTAATAGATAATTGGCAAAATGAGGTTGATGGTTTAAAAGATGATCAAGATGCTTTAAACGAATTCTACCGCCAGTTCCCAAGAACAACTGAGCATGCGTTCAGAGATGAGACTAAGAATAGTATATTTAACTTAGTTAAAATATACGAACAAATAGATTACAATGAAGAACTATCTAGAACACTAGGTATAACTAAAGGTAATTTTCAATGGGTTAACGGTATAAAAGATTCACAAGTAATATTTTATCCAGATCCAAAAGGTAGGTTTAAAGTTAGTTGGGTACCACCGTCGCAAATACAGAATAGAGTAATACTTAAAAATGGTATTAAGTACCCAGGCAACGAGCACATGGGAGCGTTTGGCTGTGATAGTTATGATATATCAGGTACAGTAGACGGTGAAGGGTCAAAAGGGGCTTTACACGGTTTAACTAGGTTTAGTATGGAGGATGCTCCAGCTAACAGTTTCTTTTTAGAATACTTGTCAAGACCACCAACAGCTGAGATGTTCTTTGAGGACGTTCTAATGGCTTTAGTATTTTACGGGATGCCTATACTCGCAGAGAACAATAAACCTCGTCTCTTGTACTATCTGAGGCGTAGAGGATATAGAGGGTTTAGTATGAACAGACCTGATAAGATATGGAACAAATTATCAGTTGCAGAAAAAGAAGTAGGCGGTATACCTAACTCTAGTGAAGATATAAAACAAGCACATGCCGCTGCGATTGAGATGTACATACAGGATCACGTAGGTATGAAGCAAGATGGAACATTTGGAGATTTATACTTTAATGATCTACTAAACGATTGGAGTAGGTTTGATATAAACAAAAGAACAAAGTATGATGCGTCTATAAGTTCTGGTTTAGCTATAATGGCAAATAACAGACATTTATACGCACCAAATGCAAAGGTTGAAAAACAACCATTAAATATAAACATTTCTAAGTATAGTAATACTGGAACAAATTCACAAATAATCAAATAATAAATATGGCAGAGTCTGGCATTAGAAGTTATTTCCCGAGTCAAACAGTTAGCGATGCTGAGAAGCTAAGCTACGACTATGGTTTGAAAGTAGGTAAAGCAATAGAACAAGAGTGGTTTAATATGGATAGAGGTTCTAATAGGTATAGAGCTAATCAAAATAATTTTCACAACTTAAGATTGTACGCTAGAGGCGAGCAATCAGTTCAAAAATATAAAGATGAATTATCTATAAATGGTGATTTGTCTTATTTAAATTTAGACTGGAAACCAGTACCAATTATATCTAAGTTTGTAGATATAGTTGTCAACGGTATAGCTGAAAGAACTTATGATGTTAAAGCTTACTCTCAAGATATATTTGGTGTTGAGAAGCGAACTGAATACATGGAGTCTATAATAAGAGACATGCAAAGTAAAGCATTTAATGATGCGGCGCAAGAAAACTTTAACATGAACCTGTATGAGAACGACAAGAAAACACTTCCAGAGACTACAGAAGAATTAGAAATACACATGCAGCTTAATTACAAGCAGGCTGTTGAACTTGCTGAAGAGCAGGCTTTAAAAGTTTTATTTGAAGGGAATAACTATGAATTAATAAAGAAACAATTTTATTACGATCTAACAGTTTTAGGTATAGGTGCTACAAAAACATCTTTTAATACTTCAGAAGGCGTTACAGTAGAATACGTAGATCCAGCTAATCTAGTTTACTCTTATACTGACTCGCCTTATTTTGAAGACGTGTACTACGTTGGTGAGGTAAAAACAATACCAGCAAACGAGTTGGCAAAGCAATTTCCTCACTTGAGCGAGGCAGATCTAGAGGATGTTATCAAAAATAAGTCTAACAGTAGATCAAACCACAACTCAAGGCATACCCACCAAAAAGAAGACAACAATACTATTCAAGTTTTATACTTTAACTATAAAACTTATATGAACGAAGTATATAAGGTTAAAGAAACTGCTACAGGCTCTGATAAAATAATACCTAGAGATGATCAATACAACCCACCAGAAGGCATGGAAGGTGGTTATGGTAGAATGTCAAGGTCTATAGAGTGTTTGTACGACGGTGCTATGATACTTGGTAGTAATAAACTACTTAGATGGGAGATGGCTAGAAATATGATGAGACCAAAGAGTGATTACACTAAGGTTAAAATGAATTATTCTATTGTCGCACCAAGAATGTATGACGGAAGAATAGATTCGCTAGTAAAACGTATAACTGGTTTTGCTGATATGATCCAGTTGACACACTTAAAGTTACAACAAGTATTATCACGTATGGTTCCAGATGGCGTTTATTTAGATGCTGATGGTTTAGCTGAGGTTGATCTAGGTAATGGCACGAACTATAATCCGCAAGAAGCTTTAAACATGTTTTTCCAGACGGGTTCCGTTATAGGTAGAAGCTTTACTTCGGATGGTGATCAAAACCCTGGAAAGATTCCAATTCAAGAAATACAGTCAGGAAGCGGTAGCGGTAAGATGCAGGCTCTTATAGGCAACTATAATTATTATGTTCAAATGATAAGAGACGTAACTGGCTTAAACGAGGCTAGAGATGGTAGCATGCCTGATAAAAACGCCTTAGTTGGTGTTCAAAAACTAGCAGCAGCAAATTCAAACACGGCAACTAGACACATACTGCAGGCTGGATTGTTTTTAACAGCATCAACAGCAGAATGCTTGTCGCTTAGAATATCAGACGTTATAGAGTATTCACCAACAAAAGATGCTTTTATACAAGCTATTGGAGCTCATAACGTAGCTACTCTAAAAGAAATGTCAAATCTACACTTGTATGACTTCGGTATATTTATAGAGTTAATGCCGGACGAAGAAGAAAAGCAAATGCTAGAAAACAATATACAAATGGCATTGCAACAACAAAGCATAGAGCTTGAAGACGCTATTGATCTTAGAGATATAAGAAATGTAAAACTTGCAAATCAACTTCTTAAAATACGTAGAAAGAAAAAGCAAGATAAAGACCAGCAGCTTCAACAAGCTAACATGGAACAACAAGCACAGCTAAACCAACAGTCGGCAGCGGCCGCAGCTCAAGCTGAGGTTCAAAAGAACCAAGCTATGACACAAAGTCAAGCAGAGCTTGAACAAGTAAAAGCGCAGATAGAGTCTCAAAGAATGATGCAGGAAATAGAGATGAAAAAAGAGCTTATGCAGTTAGAGTTTAACTACAACATGCAGCTTAAAAATGCGGAGGTAGAAAACGCTAAAGGTAAAGAAAAAGAAAAAGAAGATCGTAAAGACGAAAGAACAAAAATACAAGCCACACAACAAAGTGAGCTTATAGACCAAAGAAATAATGACAAAGCACCTAAAAACTTCGAGTCTTCAGGTAATGATGTATTAGGAGGATTAGGTGATATGTCTAGCTTTGGTCCTAGATAAATTTATTAACTATTATTATATTATATTATGGCAAAAAGAGAAGAGCCGGTGGCAAGTGATGAAACTGGTAAGATTAAAGTAAAAGCAAAGAAAGAAAAACAACCAGATGGTAACGAGACAAAAGGAAACGTTACCAAGGTTAAAGCAAAGATGAAAGCAAAACCTGAAGTACAAGAGCAAACAGTAACTAAGGTTGATTTAAAAAAACCAAATAAACCAGAAGAAAATGAAACTAAAGAAGATAACCCTGTCGACGAGGGAGTGGTTGGAGTCGATGAAAATGCCGATGCCCCACAAGAACAAGAAGAAGTACAGCCGGAAGCAGAAGCACAAGAAACTCCAGTATTAGAAGAAATTACTGAAGAATCTACAGAAAAAGAAGTTGCTGAAGTTGAAGAGCAAGTTGAAGAGGCTGTTGCGGAGGCTGAGGCTACAGGAAAACCACTACCAGAAAACATCCAAAAGTTAATAGACTTCATGGAAGAAACTGGTGGCGATTTAAACGACTATGTTCAGTTAAACAAAGATTACAGTAAGTTAGATAATGAGGATTTATTATACGAATATTATAAGCAAACAAAACCTCATTTAAATAACGAAGAAATAAATTTCATGATGGACGATCAATTCGCTTACGATGAAGACGAAGATGATGAAAAAGAAATACGAAGAAAAAAATTAGCGTTAAAAGAGCAAGTTGCGAACGCTAAAAGCCACCTGGACGGGCAAAAGTCCAAATACTATGACGAGATCAAAGCTGGAAGCAAACTTACTAGTGAACAGCAGAAAGCGGTTGATTTCTTTAATAGATATAACAAGGAGTCAGAAGTAACTCAAAAAGCGGTTAAAAAGAACTCTGATATTTTTACACAAAAAACAAATAATGTTTTTAACGACAAGTTCAAAGGTTTTGAATATAACGTCGGTGATAAAAAATACAGGTTTAATGTAAACAACGCTGAGGAGGTTAAGACAACACAAAGCGATATAAATAATTTTACTAAAAAGTTTTTAGATAAAAATAATACATTATCAGATGCTAAGGGTTATCATAAATCTCTATACACAGCGATGAATGCAGATGCTGTTGCAAAACACTTTTA